GCCAACACAGAAGTAACTGAAGAAAGTACAAACAATGCAATTGCTAAAATAAAAGAAGAACTTAAAGGAGTTATACCAGAAGAAGAATTACCAACTAATTTATTGTTATTAAAGTTTGGTGCAAATCTTCTTAGAGCAAGAAGCAACAAAAGAGGAGCTTTACCAAAGTTTCTTGACGAATTAGGTCAATCTCTTGCTCCTATAACAGATACGTTGATAGCATATGACATAAAGAAAAAAGAAGCAGACAGAGCTTTAGCTTTACAAGCGTATGAAATTTATGAAGATAGAGAAGAAAGAGCTGCTAAACGATATGAGTTTGAAGATCTATACAATGTCTTTGCTGCAGACTATGATAAACAAGGTGGTGGTATACTTAAAGGTGGTACAACTTTAATCGGTCAAGCAACCACAGCTGCGGAGTTAGATTATTTTAAATCTATGCGTTATCCGGATCAAGCTTCTGTAGAAGCGGGCATACACTCTCAAGAACAATTAGACAATACCCCTGGTCACTTACACGGTCTTCCTATGTTTGTAATATCAAAGACAACTGGTTCAACAGAAACAGTTAGTCCTACATTTGGTGGCTACGGAGCTGGTGATAAAACAGCAATAAGATCTGCTTTTGAATTTGGTGGTATGTTGGAAGATGGTATTCGTAACGACGTACAACTTTATCAAATGATTACTCTTGGTATGCAAGAGGGTAACTTACCTTTGGCTGGTCCTGGTGCAGGTCTTGCTAGATGGACACAAGTTACTGCTGGTAAATTAAATACCATAGCTAAATTCTTTGGCGTTGATACTGGTATTCCAATGTTAAATAAATTAGCTGGGGCAGACGAATACAAACAATTTTATGCAGCAATGGATGCTGCTGGTATTAATTTAAATCCTTCAGCTATCAAAGCTAGCATAGCTCAAGATTTAAATGCAATGTATCAGTACAATGATCTTGCATTAAGTTCACAATCAATAAGTGATGAAGAATGGAATTATAATAATCAACAAATAAAAATTTTAGATCAAATGTATAAACAAGACATAGAGCAAAGAGATGATCTTAATATTGTTGTATCCTTAATGCAAAAATCTGCATTTACAAGAGCTCGTTACTTACAAGGTACAAACAGACTTCTTAAAGACGTTATTAACGAAGCAAGAGATATAATGAATGTTTTAAATAAATCTGAACAAGAAGCTTTATCTATACTTGGTGAAAACATTCAAAACTATACAAGAAAGTATGAACAACAGTTGCAAATTATTTACGATCCATCAACTCAAACAGAAGAATACAATAAAAGGTTGATAACAATTGACGATAATTTTAATGTATCAGGAGGTTTATCAAATATTGAGGTAGGAAACATGTCTAATGATGTGTTGGGAGATCAAATGAATTTAAGTAATGTACAAACATCTCAAGAAGTAGGAGAATATATGGAGTTTGAAAGTCTTGAAGATGTGTTAAATAGTTATGGTATAGAAATGCCTGCGGAGTTGAAATGATTTTAATTACATACGAAGAATTAGCAAAAGCTAGACAGCTTGGGTCTCAACTTAGAGAAGCAGGAATTAATCCTTTAGATTTTATACATCAAACAGATGATCCACAAACAGTAAAAAATAAAAAAATGGGCAACGCTCCTAAAGCTCAAGATGGTTTAGAAGTAAAACAAGCAGGAGAACCATTACCACAATTGGAAATATTAGGCATAAAGATACCTAAAAAAATATTTGGTATAGATGTTGGAACGCAAGCAGCAGAAAAGTTTAGTGGATCAACAGAAGAAGAAGATGTTTTTGATCCGAAAAGACACAAAATGAAACCAGATCAAGTAAGAGAACTAATTAAACAAGTTAGTATAAAAGGCATGATGATGAACAAGCCTGATAAAGATATTTTAGAAACAATAAATCAAGTCGTTGCACAAGCAGGATATACAAACGATGAACTATCTCCTGAAAAAGTAAAAGCAAAAGCAATAAAAGGTTATGAATTATATAACACTGATCAACCAAATCCTTTTCCTGCATGGAAACTTATCAGTTCTATTATTGGCGGTACCACTGGTAACATTGTAGGAGGAAGAACAGGTGCCATGGTGGGCGCTAGAGTAGGAGCTATTGGAGGCCCTTGGGGTATGATAGCAGGTAGTATTGTTGGTGGAACTCTTGGTTATGTAGGAGCTCTTCTTGGTTATGAACAAACACTTACAAACTTAAATAAAAAAGGAATGCTATACACACCTACTTATAATGAGGTGGGTGAATTTATAGGAAACGTACAAGGAATAAACAGACCAACAAAAGAAAAATTAGTTGAGTATTTAAAACATGAAGCAAAAATAGATGCAATGTTCCAAGGAGGATTCTTTGCAGCTCGTCCTGTATTCAAAGCTCTTGGTATGGGATTAAGTAATATTGCTCTTGGTGTAGGAAAAAATGAAAGAGCTATGGCAAAAGCCATAAAAGAAACAACTGGCATATCTCCAAGCATCGTAGACATATCTAGATATGATATTATTAGAGCAGCTCCAACTGTTATAGGTAGATTACCATTCTTCAGAAGACCTTTTGTAAAAGCAGCAGCAGCTCAAAAAGAAGCTTTATTACAAACAGCAAAGAATAAAATATTTTTAGATGGACCTACTTTTTCTTTAGCGGAGTTAGGACATGATATGTCTAAGGTACGTGATACAGTTACAAAAAAAATAGTAGATAATGTAAGTAAAAAGTATGATGATTTTTATGCAGCTATAGGTGACAATCCTGCAATAGCTTGGCACACTACTAGAGCCAAAGCTGTAGAGGGTTTAAAATTTATGGAACAACTAGGTATACCTCCACAAGAATTAATGAGAAATAGTTTTTATCAAAAACTAGCTAACCTTGCTGGCAAAGAAAACATGACTGTATTTGGAGCAGGAGCTCCTTTCACTGCAGCTCAATGGAAACAACAAAGAACTATGTTTACACAAGAGATATTAAACAATCCTACTCTAACTCCTGAAATGAAAGATATAGGAAGAAATGTTCTTAGAGGATTAGAAGAAGACATGGCTAGTCTTATAAAAGGTAACCCTAATCTTTACAAAAATGCAGATAAACTTTTAAACGAAGCAGACAAATCATTTAAAAACATGATGATACTGTTTGGCGATCCAACAATAAAAGAACTTGGTAAGGATTCTAAATTTGCTTACATCAATATGTTACAACAACCAGGAAGTAAATATAGCTCAGAATTATTAGACAGTGTTTTAAAAGATTTTAGAGATCCAATTGCTATGGAAAGATTACATAACATACTTGGTGATCAGATGTTTGGTAAGGTGATGAAGGCAAAAGTATTAGATGCTTTTCAAAATTCATTTACAAAATCTACAACTAAACCAGGTCTTACAAATATAAATGAAGACTTCTTTAAATCTTTTGATGATTTATCTTTTGATTCAAATGCATTTAAAAATGCTCTTGGATTAAACGAAGTTGGATTACCATTAAAAAGAAGATTAGATACGTTAATAAAAGGATTACAACTAGGATCA